AATCTCTGAATCAAAATCTAAAATCTTTAAAGAGTGTCAGCTAAAGTATCGTTACCGATATATCGACCGTTTTAAGGAGCAGGACAAAAATACTGATGCTCTTCACTTTGGTTCGTTCATCCATAAAGTATTTGAAGATGGCTTTGAGGCAACTACGCTCTCTGCCCTTACTGTTATAGCGGAAAACACTAAAAAAGACTATCCTTTTTCAGAATCTTATAATCCTAAGATCAAAAAGTGCTTGGAAAACTTCCTAAGATTCAATGCATCCTTGGCTGAGACGGTTGCAACTGAAATGGTATACGAAGTCGTGTATGATAAAGATAAGGATATCAAGCTTAACGGCATCATTGACCGTATCATCAAAGGAAAAGACGGTGGCTACCTTGTTATAGACTATAAAACCTCTAAAAGGGAGCTATCTGAGCTTGATTTATACCAAGATAGGCAGATGCAGGGGTATGCATATGCTGTTCATAAGAAGTTGGGGGTCCCTTTAGATCAAATTGTAGTGGCTCATTATTATCCTATCACCAATAACTTCGTCACTTGTAAGTATTCCCCCAATCAGATTACGCATTACCTTCAAGAGAAGGTAGACCAAGTGTGGAAGATCCGTAAGATGAAGAAGGATCAATTTAAGGCTATGCAGAATCAGTTCTGTAATTGGTGTGGTTACAAAAGCCTTTGTCCTGAGTTTAACTCAGGAAGACTATGCGAAGAAAGAATTGAGAATCTTAAAAATAGGAACAAGAAAAATCGCAAGCGCAATTCCTAGAAAGATTAAAGATAAACCTGCATAGTAGAGAGAGCCAATAAAGGCTCCAAATCCGCCTAGACTTTGAGCCATGGTGGACAGGATATTGTATTCTACAAGATCATTTTCGTCTAGCATTGTCATTAATTATTAATGGGTAGTATATACTTATATCTACGGACGTAAAAAAATTTTCTACTTGCTCTTCTGAGTATCTACATTTTTTGGTCATAAAATTAAATAAGCTACTTAATTTTATGACCTTCTGCTTATTAAGAGACTCTAGAATTCTAAGTTGAAAATGCTTAATAAACTTTTCTGAGAATTTGTATCTCCACTTTTCTACAAAATCTTTATGTAGAGTGAAGTTTACTAAATCCATAAAGTCTATTAAGTCTATGTCTGTATTCATCACGGTATTAAATCTATAATATAAGAGACAAAATGGTTCTATTATCAAAAGAAACTAAAAAATTTTTAGTAAATACTGGGGAACAGTCTGCAAAAGTTCTTACCATGATTCCCCCTAGTGCTGATAGGATAACCCCTGGAGATATTTTAATTTTTAGATATTATCTAGGAACAGGAGGGGGTAGCAAGGGGCAAAGAGTTGTTTTAATTGTAAAATGTAGACGGGGAGATGGGATATTTCCAGGGTTAGATGGCAAATTAATAAGTTGTTTTAAATTAGGGGGGGATTCACAAGCTGTTATTGAAGTCATTATAGAAAACCTATATAAGAAGAGACGAGTATCCTCATATTATGGTAAAATTACAGAAAGTCTAATTAAGATTTTAGGTATAGATAGTTTTAGAACCTATAAATTAGGGAGTATGAAAGAGATATATAAAGTAGCCTTAGGTACATAATCGATGCCCACTCAATCCACAAATGACATTTTAGCTGATATTCTTACAGCATCGCAACTTTCAAATAAATTAAATGAAGCGATGGTGAAGAAATTAGAGGGGATGGATAAGCGTTTAGAGAAGTCAGGAAAGGATGCTGAAAAGGCAGCTAAAGAAACTAATGATAAAGCTATTCCTGGGCTAAAAAAGGCTACTAATCTTGGTTGGAAAACTCTTAAAGATACCATAAAAGAAGGATTTAAATTACAAGAAAAAGCATTATCTAGAGGGCTCACTTTCACTGAGCTTACAACTAAGATGGGAGGGGTAACAAATTCTTTACATAGTTGGGGTAATAGTTTAACTGGTTATAGTTCGAGTATTCAGACTGCATCTGAGATGTATAGTGCTGGATTCCAAAATATTCATACTAATAATAAAGAACTTGCAACATTAGCTGCGGCTACTAAATTAACAGGAGGGAACCAGAAAAAGATTTTAGTTTCGTTAGCTCAAAATACTGCTGCCATGGGGATGTCAAATCAGGAAATGAGTACTTTAACTAATAGTACACTTTCTTTATCCCAAAAGTATGGTTTAACTACTGAAGAATTAATTGGCGCAATGGAAGGCTTGGGAGAGCAGCTTACAGAATTTGCGGCTCTGGGTATTGGTCCAAAAATGATGGAAGCTAGTGCTAGGGTTGCAGCGGCTCTTGGACCACAAATGGCTAAAATGGCACCCGACCTTGTACAAGCCATGACCAAGGGATCCAATATGGTTCAAGCAGGACTTCTTGGTATTACAGAAGAGCGTCAAAAACTTCTTAATGAGGAGGGGAATGCTGGTAAGAATGCTCTTATGGCAGTTATCAAAGGTGGAGAGCAGTCCGCAAGAATTATAGAACAATTTACACAAGGAGGTAGAGAAACTACTTTTGCTTTGGATAGAGCAGTTGCTGTATACGGTAAAGAAATTTTAGCGTATAAGGGTGCTTATACGAAGATGAAAGAGGCTGCTGATAAACAAGGAATTAGTGTTAGGGAATATGCAGATCAAGTATCTAAACAAAATGAAGTAAATACTAAATTTAGAGCAACTTGGCAAAATATGGTTGACCAGTTTTTGAGTCCTCTTCAGTTTGTGTTTACGACGGTAGTTCAAGGTTTAACAGGACTCTTTGGTATTATACTCGAATGGATACCTTGGTTTCCTCAATTAATTGGAGCACTGTTTGGAGTAGTAACGGCAATTTTTGCTTGGATTGCTGCTATGAAGTTAAATGCAGCTAGAAAAGCAGCAGGGGGTGTAGGGGGGATGATAGGAAAGGTGCTGGGAGGTAGAGGTGGTGGTGGAGGTGCTGCGGCTGCTGTTGCTGGTGGTGGTGGAGGAGGAGGTATAGGAGCAGCAATAGGAGGTGTAGGAAAAGGTATTGGAGAGTTAGGTAAGGGGATTGGAGCAGGAATTGGGGGGCTAGTTCAAAAATCTTTGGAAGGTATCGCAAAGGGTGTTGCAGCATTAGGTAATCCTAGAGTATTTTTGGGGGCTCTAGCAATGGCAGCTATTGGAGCTTCGCTAATTCCCCTAGCTTTCTCTTTAAAACTTATGAAAGGTGTAGGTATAGGAACTATTCTTACATTAGCTGCTGCTTTACTAGTTTTTGGAGCCGCAGCTTTTGGTTTGGGCGCATTGCTTGGGACAGGACTCGGTGCTGCGCTATTCACAGTAGGAGTAATTGGGATTGCTGCGTTAGGAGTAGCATTACTTCCATTAGCATTTGCTGCGAATTTAGCTGCTCCCGGTTTGTTAGCTCTTGGGGTTGCTTTGGATAAATTGGCTGGGGTGAGTATAGGTAGTCTCCTTCTTCTAGGCCCTGCTTTGGTTGGAGTTGCTGGTGGTCTTGCTGTACTGGGAGCAGGGGGGTTGGTTACTGGTCTTCTTTCATGGCTAACTCCTGGTGAAGGTCCTGTAGAAAAATTGGTTAAACTAGGAGATGCTGCTAGACCTATTAATAAATTAGTAGCTTCTCTTAAGGCTCTTCCTGGTGTTTTAAACGCGACTATTGCTGCTTTAACTGGCTTAAAAACTGGAGATGTAGACAAGTTCGTTAAATTAGCTGAGAGTGCAAGAAAGGTTCCTACCTCTATGGGCTCTGGACGAGTAACAAGGGCAGTAAATATAGGTAACTTTGGTGAGAGTGCTGAGCGTGGTCCATCTGGACGAGTCGGCAAAGATCCCAGAAAGTCGTGGGAGCGGGGCGTCAGGGGAGCAACACGATCATCTGTGGAAGCTATCAAAGCAGGACGGGATGCGCGGCTTGCGGCAGCGAGACGTAAGCTCGCGGCCTCTGATTCAGGGGCTAAAATGGTCGTGCAGCGTAGCAGGTTGCGGGTGCAAAATGGTCAAATTACTGAGCAAACTGGAAGATATAGGGATCCTGCTTATATACAAAAAGAAATAGGTGAAGAACAAGTAAGGGCTAAAAAATATTCTGGCGATCCTGAACGTAGAGAACTGGCAGAGGGACAGATTGCCCTCCTCCAAAAGGCCCTAGTAGCGTTACAAGGAATAGATGAAAAATTAGGATCTGCTAATGATCAAAGAGATATAGGCAACGGACAAAGGCAAAAACAGGTATATAACACTAAACTTAGACCAACTGATCAAATTGTAAATCCAGGAAGTAGCATCTCTTCTATCAGGTAAGAGAAATAAAAAATGACATTAGAAATACTCAATTTAAATAAATTAGCAGCTACTCAACTTTTAGCTGAATCAGATAAATCTTATAACCAAATGTTTAGAGAACGGTTACTAGATCAAAGATCTAGATTAGAGTTTCATTATCCAGGGGAAACAGATATGATTATCTTTATTCCTTTTTATGAGAACCCTAAAATTAGTGAATCGCAAGCGGCTAATTACGCTGAATATAATCCTGTAGGTAGGGCTGGATCTTTGTATGCATATACTGGAGCTAAGTCTCGTAAGATAAAAGTGAAAATGACCTTTACTCTTCCTCATTTGGCTATGCATGATATGGGTATTGATAGATTTATGAGGGTATTTGCTGGTGCAAGTAAAGATAGCCAGAAATTATTATTTACTCAATTTGCTAAGTATACTAATGAACCTCTTCCTGGTGATCCAAATAAATCTTTAGCATTAGCGGTACATAAAGAGTATTTAAATTTACGAGCACAGAATGGATTTAGTATAAGTGAAAAAAGTAATCTTACCACTGATCAAGTATTAAATAATCTTAAACCTACGGAACAAACTAAAGTTATTGATACTCTTTTATTTTTTGTAGCATTGTTAAGAACTTCAGTTGCTAATAAAGCTACTAATCCTATGGAAGGTCCCCCTCTTATTAGAATAAGTTTTGGAACTTTGTATCAAAGTGTCCCTTGTATTTGCAGAAATTATGATTTATCTTGGGAAGAAGAATCTGGGTATGATTTAAATACTTTAACTCCTCGCAGGCTTGTGGTTAATCTACAGCTTGATGAAGTTAGAGTGGGGGATTTTGCTAAGTATGAGCCAGCAGTATATGCTAAACGAGATAATTTAGCTGGTTGGGAGGCTGCGGTGGGCCAAATTCATACTACAGATCCTCTTCCTTTAGGAGGATTAGACTAAGGATAATAGTATGTTATTAGTACAAAGAAATAAAGGGGAAAGATCAGGATTTGGTGAACTTTTAATTTCCCATAAAGGAAAACAAATTCCTACTTCTGTAGGTAGTCGTAGTTATGAAGCTGTGTTTGGAGGTCAAGTACGAGATTTTCCAAGAACTAGGGGCAATATACCTTTGGGGTATCATCATCGACCTGATTTAATTTCTAATTTATTTTTAGGGAATCCAAATAGTTGGTGGGTTGTATGTGAGAGGAATGCTATTTTCGACATATTTGAACAACTTAATTCTGGGGACTCTATCCAAATACCTATAAGGCTATAATGTAATATGGTCCCTACCCCTCCAATTAATATTATTATGGCACATGATGCTGATAGTATGCACGCATTTCAAACTGCAAAATCTTTTGAGGTATTTGCCAAAGATATGGAGGGAAATAAAGATGTTACTATTTTTACTAATTCTCCCCAATCAAATTTTTTATCTTTAACTCATTCAATGGGTATGGGGTCAAGTGCTAAGGGATCCCAAATTCAACTAGAGTTTGTAGACCCCGAAGGATTGTTTGAAGAAAAGATGTTAGATATAAGTGTAGGTGCTAATATGTCCCCCGTAGATAATCCAGTTGGAACTGCATTGGAGACAAAATTAGCAGAACTAAAACAAGTTAAGAGTGATAGGATTATTGTAATAAATGATATAAGAGAAAAGAAACGAAAACGTGGAAGAACAAATAAGGCTCAAGAGAATTTAAAAAAGATTAGTGAAGATTTATATATTTTAGATGATCATCTTAAAAAGTTAAAAGAGGATATTGAAAAATTAGATGATATAAAGT